TATGTTGGCAGTGAAACATCACACAGATGGCTCAGGTGATGGAAACATTAATGAAGACATAGGTGACCTAATCGAAGACTATAACGAAAAAGCCGACAAAAAAATATCTCCAGAACAAATAATGAGTATCAGTAAAAAATACAATGCCGGGGGCGATTACGTGGAAGTTTTATCCGCAGAAGGCATAGATGGCAAACTTTGGTTGGAGGTCGCAAAGAAAAAATATTCTCAACTAGAATCAGCGGTGCGGGAAGACCTAGATTACAGAAGTGAAGACATCCTAAACAAGGCAGGATTCGATCCAGCGGACATAGACACATACATGAAAGTTTTCAATGACCATGGTGACACATCAGACCTAGAGCAGATGAACATGAAAGAGAAAGTGGGACTTGCAGAAGTTATGAGCATAGTACTTGCATCACATGGCATACAGAATGAATCATATCAGCCATTCCCAGAAGGTGATGAATTCAACATAGAAGACGATGAAGACTTTGAAGAAGTGTTAGGTCCATTGGGTTTTCCAGAAGACGAGACAGAATTATTTGACGCAGAATACCAAGGAAGAAAAGTGCCACTTAACAAACCAATGAGAGGTGATGTTAAGAAATTTAAGGTGTATGTCAAAGATCCAAAAACTGGCAACGTTAAAAAAGTAAACTTCGGACACGGTGGTACAAGTGCAAAAAGAAAGACTATGAGAATTAGAAAGTCTAATCCTAAGGCAAGAAAAAGTTTTAGAGCACGTCATAATTGTGCAAACCCAGGTCCAAAAACCAAAGCAAGATATTGGTCTTGCAGAAAATGGTAAGATGAAAATTAACGAAGTAGTAGGCATAACAGAAGAAGAATTCGAAAAATTAGCAGAGAAGAAAGATGCCTGCTATCACAAAGTAAAATCAAGATATAAAGTTTGGCCTTCGGCTTACGCCTCTGGTGCTCTAGTTCAGTGTCGTAAAAAAGGTGCGGCGAACTGGGGTAACAAGAGCAAATGAGAATCACAGAAGTAATCACAGAAAGGTGTTGGAAAGGTTATACAAAGAAGGGCATGAAAACCATGTTCGGCAAACGTGTTCCCAACTGTGTTAAAAAAGAAGATGTAGACTTCTGTGTGAACTGTGGTGAATTAGTATTCGCAGAATCACTAAATGAAAATTTAAAAAAATGGTTCAAAGACAAATGGGTCCGTTTTGGTCCAGATGGAAAGATCAGAGGTGACTGTGCAAGAGGTTCAAGCAAAGAAGGAAAACCTAAATGCCTACCAAGATCAAAAGCACACGCACTAGGCAAAAAAGGCAGGAAGTCTGCGGCAAGTAGAAAAAGAAGAAAAGACCCAAATCCTAATAGACGTGGCAAAGCAAAAAACGTAAAGACAAAAAAGTAATATGAAATTTATAATTGTAAACGGCACGTTAACACCAAGCACAGAATCAAACGTTTCTGTAATTTGTGAAATGGTCAAAATGGGTTTTAACAAATTAGGTCATGAATGCGAGATAATAAACATGGCAGATTTAAATTATAAAAACAGCACAGGCGATGAAGATGATGACCTTAGACCAGTAATACACAGAATGATCAAACCAGATGTATCAGGAATAATAATCGCAACTCCAATTTGGTGGGGTATGTTCAGCAGTCACACACAGGCATTAATAGAAAGATTAGACTACATTGATTCATGGAGCATAGATGATAATCATTATAAACCAATGATGGGCAAAGTTTTTGGCAGTATTGTATCTGGTGCAGTTGATGGTTGGCAACATATCACAGGAACATTATACAGTTTTGCATCTAATCTATCTCTAACGGTACCGCCTTTGTGCAACATAGAATCAGAAGCACAAGGTAAGGACAATATATTAAAAGATTCAGAAACAATCGGTATGGTTAAAAGTTTGGTAAACAACATGGTTGTTTGGGCAGAGGCCATGCAAAAAGGCGAGACTGCCAAAAAAGGTCGACACAAAGGCCACACTGAATAATCCAAATACCTATTGACTCTACATAATATTTGTTATATACTTGTGGAATAACAACAGGAGAAACAAATGGCAGTAAGAAACTTCAATGATGCGGAAAAACAAAAATTAATCCAAATCATATCACAAGGCTCACAAGTACTAGGCGAAGTTGAAGATTTAAGATCAGGTCTAAAAGACACAGTAAAAGCAATAGCAGAAGAACTTGAATTGAAACCAGCACTTATAAACAAAGCGATATCTGTGGCACACAGAGGCAATTATCAAAACATTGCCGATGACATGGATACATTAGAAAGCATATTAAACACGGCCGGTAAACTTTAGTGTATCAGATACTCAAAGAATTTTGGGTAACGAGTTACAAAACAGACAAACTTGCTTTTTATCTTGAAGTATTTTCAGTAGCAGTTACAATAGCAGGATCATGGCTGTTGACTTTTACCTCACCAGAACCAGATATGCGTTGGATATTTCCTCTGTATCTATTAGGTTCAAGTACCCTTGCCTATGCGGCATGGCGAAGAAGGATAATATGGACTTGCTTTCTGGCATCATGGTTTACTATAATGAATGTAATAGGGAACATAAGAGTATTTTTTTAAATGAGTTACATAGACGCACTATACAAAAAAGACGAAGACAAAATTTATGTTGTAGAACGTGATCCTAAAAAAGGTCGTGTGTTTGTAGAGTATGACGCAAGATATGTGTTTTACTATCCAGACGCAAGAGGCAAACACAGATCAATGACAGGTGAAACACTACAAAAAGTACAGTGTGCAACACACAAAGAATTCATTAAAGAGCAAAGATTAAGGTCCAATAAGTCTCTTTATGAACAAGATATCAATCCAGTGTTTAGATGCCTTGAGGAGAACTACTTAGGCAAAGAGACTCCCAAGTTGAACACCATGTTTTTTGATATTGAAGTTGACTTTGATCCTGAAAGGGGTTATTCAACAACAGATGATCCGTTCATGCCCATAACTGCCATAAGTTGTTATATGAGTTGGACGGATCAACTGGTCACACTTGCAGTACCACCTAAAACACTCAGTATGCAAGATGCAAAAATTTTGACTGAACGTTTTCCAAACACAATGTTGTTTACAAAAGAAAAAGATATGCTGGACGCATTTTTACAATTAGTTGAAGATGCAGACATACTATCAGGCTGGAATTCAGAAGGATATGATATTCCATACACAGTTGGAAGAATACAAAAAGTATTAAGTTCAGATGACACAAGACGTTTGTGTTTTTGGGGTGAAAAGCCTAGAAAAAGAATATTTGAAAAATATGGCCGAGAGCAATTAAGTTTCGATCTAGTAGGTAGGGTGCATTTGGACTTACTAGAACTTTATAGAAAATACACATATGAGGAAAGACACAGTTTCCGATTAGATGCAATAGGTGAACATGAACTTGGTGAAAAGAAAACTGTTTATGAGGGTTCACTGGATGCACTTTATAAAAATGATTTTGGATTGTTCATAGAATACAATAGGCAGGATACTGCACTATTGGCCAAACTCGAAAAGAAACTAAAATTTATAGAACTTGCCAATGAGATAGCACACCAGAACACTGTGTTGCTACAAACAACAATGGGTGCAGTTGCAGTGACAGAACAAGCGATTGTAAATGAGTCGCATAGACGGGGGCTCATTGTGCCTGGAAGAAAATATCGAGACAAAGACGCAGAGCCAGTAACGGCCGCTGGTGCTTATGTGGCCACTCCACAAAAAGGTATACATGATTGGATAGGATCAATTGATATAAACTCTCTATATCCAAGTGTTATTAGAGCATTGAATATGGGACCTGAAACAATCATAGGGCAGATAAGACCTGTGATAACATCGGCAGAGATAAACAGAGCCAAACACGCAAAGAAAACGTTCGCGGCGGCATGGGACAGTCAGTTTGGCAGTTGGGAATATCAGGCAGTAATGAATCAAGAGAAAGGCACAGAAGTTGTTGTTGATTGGGAAGACAAGACCAGTGTGCGTATGAGTGCGGCACAACTATATGATCTTATTTTCGATGGCAATAACAAATGGATGTTAAGTGCAAACGGAACAATATTCACTTATGAATTTGAAGCAATAATTCCAGGACTACTGAAACGTTGGTATGCTGAAAGAAAAGAAATGCAACAGAAAATGCGTGACTGTGGAGATAATGAAATTGAACGAGAGTATTGGGACAAAAGGCAACTTGTTAAAAAAATTAACTTGAACAGTTTGTATGGTGCAATCTTAAATCCAGGATGTAGATTTTTTGATATTCGAATAGGACAATCTGTGACACTAACAGGTA